TTTACTACTGTCAACAGTAAGTCGTGCTGTTGCTCCACCACTACCACTATCATATGCGCCAGCATAAATTTGCACTTTAGTAGCTTCTTGTTTGCCCCAACCTCCACCACCAAGATAAACTGTTCGGTCTGTTCCATTATCCCAACCAGCTAGGCTTACCCAAGAAGTGTTTGCATTGTCTTTTTGGGCAAATGTAATAATACCGCCGTTGTTTGTATCATCAGTGTCTGAGCGTCTTAGCTGTATTGACCCATAAGTGTTTCCGGAAAGCTTATTTATAGTAAGAGTTTCAGTTCCTAAGTCAGTAGTTGCAATACCTACTCCACCACCAGACGCAATAATAGCCCTCTCACTACCAGCCGTATCGAAACGGATAGTGTCGTCGTCAGTCCCTTCTTCGACTTGTATCTTTGTGTCGCCATCGGCATCCTGAGTAGCTCCACCGCCACCAGAAGATTGGTTAACGAAAGTAAACGTACCAGACCCATTAGTTGATAAGACTTGGTTAGCTGAACCGTCAGAAATCCCTAGATCAGTTAAGGTTGACGGTATTGATGTGTTTCCTGCTAAGGCTGTCGTCGCTGATGTACCGAGTTGTAAGCTATCCGTTATACCATACCCTGCAATCGTAGTTGGTTTGCCTGACAAACTACTGAAAGCTCCATCGAATAGTGTGGGCTTTCCGGTCAGGTCATTATATGCGCCACTAAAACTATCCGTGATGCCATAACCGCTGATAGTCGTAGGCTTGCCCGACAATGAACTAAAAGCTCCGTCGAATAGCGAGGGCTTACCAGTCAGGTCTGAGTATGCACCTGTTGCGGCAACTGTAGAGAGACCTAAGTTTGTCCTTGAGGTTGCGGCAGACTGAACGTCACCAAGGTTATTAGCTACGAGCAAAGTACCAGCTGTAGATGCGTAGGCGGCAACCCACGCCGAACCTGTGTAGACCTTCACTATGCCGTTGGTACTATCAAAGTATAATGCGCCCCCAACTAAAGCGTTACTGTCGTTGTCTACAGTCGGGTCGGATGTCTTACTGCCGAGGTATCTATCATCAAAGTTATCAAAAGCTGTTAGCGCACTGTCCCTTGCCGCTTCTGCCGCTGTTTGGGCTGAAGCCGCAGATGATGCACTCGATGAAGCTTCACCAGCTTTAGTTGTACTAATCGTGGCTTGGGCAGAACTCACACCAGCTTGTGTTGTTGCCGTTGCAGAACTGACAGCGGAGGCATCTTTATGTGTCTCAGCGGTATTACGATATGATAGTGCTAAGTCTCTCGCACTCTCACTTGCAGTCTGAGCAGTTTGTGCAGATGTAGCTGAAGTACTTGCTTCGCCAGCTTTGGTTGTGGCTATTCCGGCTTGTGAGGTTGCTATTCCGGCTTGTGTCGTCGCCGATGACGCACTGGATAAAGCATTTGCTTCAGAGCTTGCCGCATTAGTTTCAGAACTTGCCGAATTGGTTTCAGAGCTTGCGCTGTTAACCTCTGAAGCCGCCGCCGCAGAAGCTGACGAAGATGCTTCAGACGCTTTTGTTGTTGCTGTTTGAGCGTTTGTTTGCGCTGTAAGCGAACTACTTGAAGCACTTGCTGAAGCTGACGATGCGTTAAGGCTTGAGGCTTCCGCTGATGTCTGCGCCGCTTCTGCCGCACTTTGAGCCGCTTCTGCGGCAGTCTTTGCTGTTTCTGCATCGGTTGCTCTCTGTGTTAAGTTTGAGTTGACCTGCGAGTTGACACCATTCTGTTTAAAGAACGAGCTATCGGATGCGGTGTCTGCAATCTCGGTTGGGTCGGTTGCGTCATTGCCGGATGTGCCGACATTATTTGTGCCGGACTGTTTAAAGAAACTTGTCTTTGACATTATACCCCCGAGGCGGTGTATCTGGCACTCGGTTGAATTACCTGAGTACCACCATTGACTTCTTGATCGTTTGCTTGCTCTTGTAGCTCCAACATGAAGCCTTGATACTTCTGCTCGAACTGTACGGCTCTCTCGTCGAGATAATAATCTGAAGCATAAGTTAATGCGCTGTAGATAATTAAGTCTGGAGCAACTTTGGTTAAAGCATTCTCAGCTGTGTCTGAGGACAGTGCAGGGAACTCGCCGTAATAATACAAAATGACTTCGCCGCTGGAGGGCTGAGGATACAAAAAGAGCTTCTCTTGTTGCCGAGTAAAGCTCTGAGGTGTTCCTGAATATGTATTCTTATTTAATGTTCGGAAGCGCGACATTGGTATGCGACTAATCTCAGTGTTGTCATAGTAGAGACTGATGATTTCTATGAAGTCATTAGGTAGTTCTACGAATGCAGTTTGTGAGCTGATTGTGTACGTCGTCAGTTTCTCCTGCATAGGTGTACGGAGCTGACGTTGAATACGAGCAATGCCTTGATCAATAAATGTAGTCGTCAGGCTTGCGGTTATGTCTGACCTGTTAAGGACGTTATTAAAGTGTGTTTTCAGGTCGCCGTAATTCACAATTAACCCCTACGAAGTTTCTTCTTAGTCATCACACGACCTTTACCCTTTTTACTCAGGGCTTTTTTAGCGTCTGCAATTCCTTTTTTGGTGTAAGGGTATTTCTTACCTCTGACGTTTGGCATTACTTTCTCCGTGATTTAGCACCGCTACATTTCCATTTGCGGCGCGACAAATTATTTGGGCTGTTGGGGTCGTTCTGTTTCTTCTTTGAAAGACGCTTCTTGATACCAAGACTTCGGGCGCAATAGCTGTCACCCTTTTTAGTCCCCGGAGCTATGGTGTATCCTTTAGCTCCATAACGGACAGTCTTCTTACGACCTGTCTTAGGATTACGAATAGTCTTTGAGAACTTTTTACCTGTGGGCATTAAATAGACTTTTTGGTGGTAATAAATGCGTCTAGGTTTTCAGCTCTTAATCTTTTAAGAATTTCTTTACCTGATGCATTATAGATGTTGAAGCCTTCACGCATCCACTTGTCTGCGACAGCAACCGGGATAGAGGCAACTTTCATAAATTCGCCTTCTTTTTGGTTAAGACTGTCATCGTAAGTCCGGCGCAAGTCTTTCAGAAACTTGTCCGGTAAGTGTTGTGAAGTCTTACGTTGTAGTCTGTCGCCATCCTGAATGAAATCAGTCTGTACGTCGTAAAACTTAGTAATTTTATCAGTCATTGCTTTCCTTATTTAGTAAAGGCGTGGGGGTGCGAGACAGGTAAGGAGAGCAGAACCCTATCTGCTCCCCCACTCCAATGGCTTATGACAGACCTGTGATCATGCCACTATCAGCAAAGTTCAGGTGTTTCACTGAACCTTCGTAGCTGATGAAGTGTTTGTCACTGTCACCTGTTTGAGCGAGAAGTGTGCGTGTAAACGGACGCAACACAACACTCTTAAACATGGCTGGGTCGATCAAAAATGCGTGTGATGTAAGCTGGTGACGATTGAGTACAATGCTGTACTCTCCGTACGGCGAACAAAATCTTTACCTTGGTTCGTTAGACCAAAGTCGTTAAAAAACGCTCATACTTTGATATGAGATGAGACTATATCATGTCTACTATTGCAGACCCCTGCGCTTCCAACCCACTAGGGTTGTACTCCATAAAAGGATAGTCGTTGCACCTTCCTTGCATAAGCAAGGCTTGGCTCAGGATTACCATATCCATAAGGACTTAGGCTTCCCCTGAATTCACAGGGTTTAATGTACGCTATGCCGATTTGTTTAGTTAACGTACAGGTCAATCACGTTGACCAACTCACGAGTTTGAGCAAACTCACGATTGCGACCTGAAGAGGCGGCAAAACCAGCAACGATTTGAGCATCGCCCGGTTTAATCATGAGTACGCTTGGGTCAGAACCATTATTATAACAGGCTTCACCCAGCTCAAGTAGTTTAGCTTCGGTAAGAGCATCTGTAGCGTTAGCCCCAGCGTCAACAGTTGTTGAAATCTGTTGGTCAACTGATGCCATTTCACGAGCTGTTGAACTGTTACCAGTCACCGCCGCATTACTTACTCCTACATACGCACGTTCTAGGTCACGCTTAATTTCTTTAAGTGCTTTACCTAATTGGTACGCAGTTTCTTTTGCTCTGCCGTAAGTCTTAACGGCATCAGCAGTTTTGGACACTTGAAACGCTTTAGTCAGAATTTGAGTGTTGTTAGTTCTGGACGTTGCGTTAGAAAGAGTAGCCATGCTTGGGTCTGCACCCTCAACCGCTTTGTTGTCTGCGGCGGCGGCAAGGCTATCTTCAAGGAATTCAAACACACGAGCGGAACAGGTTTCTGAACCAATCATTGTGCTGAATGGGGTGTCGGTTGGTGTGATGTCGGTAATGATGTCCGATACATCCTCAGCCAAGCCGACTTGGTCATAAGTAGTATATGTAGTCATTTTATTCCTCTAAGTTGACTAAGTTAAACTACTGCTCCCAACGTGCCATCAGTGCATCAGCTATATCATCGAGGTGGTTTCCACGTTTTGCCGTTCGCAGTTTTTCTTTGGTAGCTTTTACT